ATTTGATGATGCTTCTTATACTTGGCAGTTAAACACCCCTGTTGGTGGTACTGGTGAAGTTACTTATAGAGATAATGTAGATGCTGATACTGCTATGCGTGAGGCTAAAATTAAGTCTGGTTGGGTAGAATACAATAAGTTTTCACAATGGCTTAATGCAGAAATCGAAGCAGCAGGCTTTGAAACTATAGAAGATAGAGGCGCTGAATATCTAAAAGATGCCCGTAAAAACTTCATTGATGATTTAGCTGGCAAGAATCAAGCCTGGGGTATTCGCTTTAAGGAAGAGTTTAGCCCTGCTGGCTATCGCAAAAACATTAGAGCAATCAATACCATTATAAATAATGCTGATTTTATGGATAGCGACATAGCAAAGAATGAACCAGCGTTTGATTATCTAATTGATTATATGGACTTTAGGGATTTTGTAGTCCAAGAGTTAGAGCGACGTGGTGCAACTGGTGGTGCTAAGAGTCTTGATGCTAATTCAAATGATGATATTCGTAGGGGAATAGCCTTGTTTGTAGCAGAAAGAAAAGCACAATCGCCTAAGTTTTCACTTTGGTATGACAGATATTTAGAAGCAGACCAGTTCGAAAGAATTGACTAGGAGTATTAGTGACTGAATCAGTTGGAGTTTTATCTAAAGACCCAGACGAGTACGCTGAGTTCTTAAGAAAAAACAAAGAAAAATACGAAGACTATATTACTACTGGTGGTGCTGGCGGAGACGTTCAGGTTGCTGGAAGAACTTATAATCAATCTAGTGCGTATAATTTAGCTAACACTCAAGACGCTACAATATATAAAGAAATAGTTACTACTTTAAGAGCCGCTGGTGCCTTAACTACAGATAGCCCTAAACGGTCTAGCGTTGTAACTACTTGGCAAAAATTTTTAGATGGATTTTATAATCAAGCATCTGATTCCCCTAAAGACTGGGCTTCATTTGTTAATGATGAAATTGAACTACAGGCTAACAGTCTTGGTATTGACACTGGCACAAGTACTTTTATACAACCTAGCTTTACTACCCCTGAAGATGCTCGCCAAGATTTAGCCATAGCCTATAGAGAATACCTTGGTGTTGACCCAGATAGCACTGAGTTTAGAAAAAGTTTTAATCAAGACTTTAAACAATACTACAAAGAACTTAGAAAACTAGAAAAAGCTCAGCCAACTAGACAAACTACAGTTCGTGGCGCTGGTGGAACTACAGTTCAAACTTTAATTAAAGGCTTTGATGAGCAAGACTTGGAAGAATTAAAGTTAAAATACATAACCAAGTATGTAGAAACTAAAGGCGTAGAAAACGTAGGTGGTGCAGTAGCGTCAAACCTGCGAGCAATTAAAAGATATATTGGCGACTATGGTGTTGTAATACCTGATGCAGAGTTAAGAAGTTTAGCATTAAATACTATTAGAGATAAGACTGGTTTAGATAATGCACAAAATAGAATTGTTTCTATAGCCAAGGCTGCTTATCCTGCCTTGATTCCATACATAGACCAAGGTTTAACTGTTAAAGATATTGCATCTCAATACATTGCTAAGAAGGCTGCAATATTAGAACTATCTCCTGAAGCGGTTAGTTTGAATGATGAAGATATTAAATCTGTTATTCAAGGTGAAAAACTAGTACCTTTATTTGATTTTGAAAGAAACCTACGTAAAAACCCACTATGGCAATATACCAATAATGCAAGAGAAGAGGCATCTGGATTTGCATCTATGGTTCTTAGAGATTTTGGATTGATATAAATGGCTCCTACCCCTAAAGGCCAAAGAGCGCGTGCTGTTCAACAAGCAGCAGAAGCGGCTGGCGTTACTATTGATTTATCTGAGTATGGCGAAAGAATTAGTCAAAAAGAATTAAATAAAATTAATGCTCGTTTAGAGCGTGCTGGTGTAAACCCTGTTGACTTTGAAAGAACCAAAGCAGGACAAACTGGTTATGTTTATGAAAGTGGACTTCCAACTAAAAAAGAAGATGAAGGACCTGGTGAAGACCCTGGTATAGTTTACCAAAGACAAAGGGATGAAGCAGAAAGAGTTAGTGCTTATCAAATTCTTATTGATACCTTTAAGGGTTACGGACTAGAAACATTAGTTCCAGTTCTTCAATCTTATATGGAAAATAAAACTCCGTATGCAGAAGGACTTATTCGTTTACGTCAATCAGATGCTTATAAGGCTAGATTTTCTGGAAATGAAGGCAGAATTGCTAGGGGTTTAGCAGCATACCAACCAGACGAATACTTGGCTGCTGAAGAAACTTACAGAGAAATCTTTGCACAAAATAATCTTGAAGGTTTAATGACTCAGGATACTTTCTCTAAATTAATTAGCGGTGCAGTTAGCCCAGTTGAAGCACAAGATAGAATTGCAAAAGTATTTAATAAGATTGACAATGCTGACGATACGCTTAAGCAAGAACTTAATAAACAGTTTGCATTATTTGGTGTTGGCGACCCAACTAAACAAAGAAGCGAAATTGCTACTGCGTTGTTAATGGGACAAGAAGCCAGTCAAATGTTAGAACGCAGACTATCTAAAGCACAAATAAGTGCTGGTGCTGCACTATCTAAATACACAGTTGATTCAATTAAAGTTGAAGATTTGCAAAAACAATTTGAATCTGCTGGTGTATCTGATGTTTACGGAACTGCCAAAGCAGGATTTAGAACTCTTGCAGAAACTGAACCTACAGTAAGCAAACTAACAGAAATATACAAGACTGATACTTCTGGCTTGCAAGAAGAATTACAACAAGAAGCTTTCTTTGGACTTAAGTCACAAAGACGTAAAAGATTAGAAGAACAAGAAAAAGCAACCTTTGCTGGACAGGCTGGCACGACGCAGGTATCGCTAGCGCAAAGAACAGCAGGGCAATTCTAGACCCTCAGTAGGACCAACCAGCCCCTACGAGAGTAATCAGACTGGTAGTAAGAGCCATACAAATCCCCCCAGGTTTATATGAGGCTTACGAAAACAACTAAAGATGGGAGCGTTGCAATGAGCAACAATTATCAAGACTGGGATGATGAGGAAGATGACTTTGAACAACCTCGTCAACAATCAGATAGCGATTTGCTAAAACAACTCCGTAAGGAATTGAAAACTAAAAGCAAGATGCTAAATGATATGGAAACTCAACTTTCCACAATCAAGGCTGAACAACGTCAAAGCACTATCAAATCAGTTCTTGAAAGCAAGGGCGTTAGTCCAAAGATTGCTAAGTTCATTCCTCAAGATATTGAGCCTTCTGCAGAGGCTGTTAATTCTTGGATTGAAGAGAATGCAGAAATCTTTGGCTTGACAGTGACTACGCCCTCTGAGCAAGAAGAGCCTAATTTGGCTACGCTCAGACAAATTGATGCTGTCACCGCTAATGCCCAAACCCCTGCTGGTGCAGAGGATTTGTTACTTCGTATTCAACAGGCTGGTTCAGCCGAAGAATTAGAGCAACTTATCTACGCACAAGGTGGAGGTTACGGCTCATAATTACTAGTTAAGGAAAAGGTAAATTGGCTAACGCATATACCTCTACTGATGCTGGTACGCTCGGTACTTCTTTAGTACAGTCCGCGTATGACAGATTAGTAGAATTCGCATTACGTGCACAACCAATGATTCGCTCGGTTGCCGACAAGCGTCCTGCTCGTCAAGCAATGCCAGGTTCGTCAGTTGTGCTACAAATTCACAACGATTTAGCCCAAGCCACTTCCGCTCTAACTGAGACCACTGACCCAGATTCAGTTGCCATTCCGTCAACTTCATCTGTAACAGTAACTCTAAATGAGTATGGAAATGCTGCTTTGGTTACTCGCAAACTACAACTATTCAGCCTTGCTGATGTAGACCCTGCGATTGCTAACATCGTTGCATTCAATATGGCAGACTCCATTGACGAAGTTGCTCAAGCAGCACTTGTTGGTGGTTCTAACATTCGCTACGCAACTGGTGGTGCTTCAACCCCTGCTGCTCGTAACCAAATTGCTGCAGAAGATATCATCACTGCTGCTGACATTCGTTTCGCTATTGCAAAGTTGCGTGCTGGTAAAGCAGTACCTCGCAAGGGCTCTTTATTCTGGTGCGGTATCCACCCAGAAGTTTCACACGACCTTCGTGCAGAAACTGGTTCTGGTGCTTGGAGATTGCCACACGAATATCAAAGCAACGAAGCGATTTGGGCTGGCGAAATTGGAACCTTTGAAGGTGCCTACTTCGTTGAAACCCCACGTATGAAGCAAGCCACCGATGGTGCTTCTTCAGCACGTGTATTCCGCACTATCCTTGCAGGACAACAAGCACTAGCTGAAGCAGTTGCTGAAGAACCACACACCGTGATTGGTCCAGTAACTGACAAGTTAATGCGTTTCCGTCCAATCGGATGGTACGGCGTTCTAGGATTTGCTCGCTACCGCGAAGCATCCCTATATCGTATTGAATCTTCTTCCAGCATCAACGCTGCATAGTTAGATTCACATAACTGTAGCCCTCATCTGGAATAAGGTGGGGGCTACTCTTATCTAGGAGAAAATTTGCCAACGTTTAAACCACCCACAGTAGATGAAGGACCAGCAGGTGGAGGTCCATTATTCTATCGCTACAAAATTAGCAGGGGCGATTCTATACTTGAAACTGGTGGAACATACACAAGGGTAAGAACTCCTAGTTTAGATGAATATTTAGAAACAGACACAGTTTATTTAGGTGGACACGAATATGAGGTTTCTGAAGAAACCAAAACCGAACTTCTTAACGCTGGCATCGGCGTTACGGAGGCTAACTTCGAATGAGCTTAATGGAAATAATTGGCGTATTAGCAGCGATTTTGGGGTTACTTGTTCTTGTTGGGCGTGTAGTTTATCCGATTTGGATTGGGACGAAGACTATCGTTGAATGGTTAGAAAAGTTTAGAAGAGATTGGGAAGGCGAAGATGCTGAACCAGGTAGGGACAGAGTTCCTGGAGTTATGGAAAGACTCAACAAGCTTGATGGTGAACTATCTCATAATGGTGGTTCTTCGCTTAAAGATGCAGTAGAGAGAATAGAAAAACATTTAGGGACAAGATGAGTTTACATAGAAGAATAAAGCATCCTGAATATGTAGAAGGTTGCTTTGGCTGTAAAGCATCAACATTAGAAATGAATCCAGGTGAAGCCAACAGTCATATGGATATGTCATCTAAAAAATGGGACAAAGAACTTGCGTTATATAGAACCGCTAGAGCACAAGGTATCCAACCCGATGGAACTAGCACAGCCAAAATACGCAAGGCAATAGATATATCAGAAAAAACTGGAGTTGCGTATGGTGGCTAAGGGACCTAAGAAGGTCGCTAAAGTTATGCGTGAATACAAAAAGAAAAAACTAAAGTCTTCTTCAGGCAAGAAGGTAACAAAGAAAAAACAAGCAATTGCTATCGCACTTAGCGAAGCAGGTATGTCAAAAAGGAATAGATAATGGCAATTAAAGTCAAACAGTCTACCATTGATGAAATTAAAAAAATGGGTATGGCCAAAGCTCTTGCTTCTGCTAAGAACCGTAGAAACAATGATGAGTGGCAAGAAGCACTACGTCGTATGTATGGACAACGTAGATTAGATAAAGCACTTAAAGGTGCTCAAGGCGGTTCACAACCAAAAGAAACTTATATGTATCGCGGTACACCTGGTATGAAAAAGAAAACTACAACTGGAAGAAATACCCCTGGTGCTCCTGCTGGTACTGGTGCAAGACAAGTAGCAAGTCGTAAAAAGCCAACTAATCGTGCAGGTGCAATTGCTGCAGGTGTAGCGGGTGCTACTGGTGCAGGGGTAGTAGCAAGAGGCACAATGGAAAAAAGAAAAATTGCTGCGATGAACGCAAAAGATAAGGCTAAGTATTTAGAAGAACGCGCTAAGAAAGTTGCTCGTCGTGGTGCTCCTATTGTTAAATTTTCTCAAACTAAAGCGGGAAAAACTATTGGTAAAACCGCTAGGGCTTTAACTGGTGCAGCAGCAAGAAGAACTCTTGTTGGTGCAGTTGGTCTTACTGCTTATGATTTAGCCAAAGAGGCAAGAGACAAAGCCAATAAAGCTGGTCGTAAAGTTCAAGCTTCTGGTTCTGGTCGTGCTGCTCAAATGAAAAAAGTTCAAAGTGCTAGAAGTAAAAGAATGACTGGAAGAAGAGGTAAATAACTATGTGTGCAACTTGTGGATGCAACTATCCAAATTATGACCACGAAGGACTTAAGGTTCCTATGAAACCAAGCAATGGTAATCCATTACCAAAGCCTAAGATGCCTTCAGTGCCAGCAATGCCACGTACCACTGGTTCAACCACTGGTGGAGTAAAGAAGAAATAATGGCAGACCCAAGACTCAAGCGTGCAGGAGTGTCTGGGTTTAATAAACCAAAACGTACTCCTAATCATCCAACCAAGTCACACATTGTTGTGGCTAAAGTTGGAGACAAGGTTAAGACTATTCGCTTTGGACAACAAGGTGTATCTGGCTCTCCTAAAAAAGCAGGAGAGTCAGCATCTTACAGAAAACGCAGGGAATCTTTTAAAGCACGTCATAGCAAGAACATTGCCAAAGGTAAATTATCTGCTGCTTATTGGGCAGACAAGGTTAAGTGGTAATGGCTTACACAAATCCTGCATTACGTGAAAGACTAAAGAAAAAAATTATGGCTGGGTCTAAAGGTGGCGACCCAGGAGAATGGTCTGCTCGTAAAGCACAACTTCTTGCAATGGAATACAAGAAGGCTGGTGGTAAGTACTCTGGCTCTAAAACCAGCAAACAAAAATCTTTATCAAAGTGGACAAAAGAAAAATGGCGTACCTCTGATGGTTCACCATCTAAAGGTAAAAAGCGTTACTTACCAGACAGAGCTTGGAGTGCATTAAGTGCTTCTGAAAAAGCAGCCACCAATCGTGCTAAAGCAAAAGGCAACGCTCGTGGCAAACAATTTGTAGCACAACCTAAAAGTATCAAAAAGAAAACGGCTAAATACAGATGACAACTTTTAATGAAATGACAGAGGAAGTTCTTCTTAACCTAGAAGGATTTACCTTAAGACAAGACAGAACTACATATCTGACTTCTAGTATTAATTCTGCTGATTTGTCATTGGCTTTAGCAAATGGCGAAAACATTGGCAAAGGAGTTGTAGAAATAGATGAAGAACTCATCCATCTTGACTCCGTTGACCGTACTGACCGCTCAGCAGTTATCTCGCCATTCGGTAGAGGCTATCGCGGCACTACTGCAGCAAGCCACGATACCAACGCCAAAGTTACCTTTGCCCCAAGTTTTCCAAGACTCGCAGTTAAGCGAGCAATAAACGACACATTACGCTCTGTATACCCAAGTCTTTACGGAGTTGCAAATACCACCTTTACTTACTCAGCATCTAGAACTACTTACTCATTACCTGCAGATGCAGAAACTGTTTTGTTTGTATCTTGGGAAGCAGTGGGTCCAAGCTTAGAGTGGATACCACTACGCCGTTGGAGACACGACCCAATGGCTAACACTTCAGAATTTGCAACTGGTAATACTTTGAGTGTTGGTGAAGCAATTAGCCCAGGAAGAACTGTGCAAGTTACTTACGCTAAGACTCCAACTGCATTAAGCAGCAATGCTGATGTATTCACGACTGTAACTGGTTTGGAAGAGTCCAGTCGTGATGTTATTGTTTATGGTGCTGCATATCGCTTAGCATCATTTATTGACCCAGGTCGTTTGGCATTCACTGCACCTGAAGCAGATGCTAACTCAGAGACTCGTCCATTCGGTACAGGTACTTCTACTTCTAGATACCTATACAGCCTATACAACCAAAGACTATTAGAAGAGGCAGCACGCTTGAACGGTAAATATCCAGTAAGGGTTCACTATGTCTAGAAAATTTTCCAGCGTATCATTAGAGACAGATGTCGTAGGTTCGCTAACAACTGTTGCAACCAGCATTGATGTTATATCTGCGAGCAACCTACTAGGTGGTATCAATGATGCAGACGTATCCGCATCTAATGACTTCATAGTAGTAATTGACCCTGAAACATCTAACGAAGAAATCGTAAAGGTAACTGCAGTAAGTGGT